AAGCTTCTTCATTATGTCCATATATCGTCCTTTCTCTTTCGCGATTAAAAACCTTTTCAGGTCTTGACAATTCTATATATATGCGTATATGTTCTTATAGTCAAGAGGTAAAAATGAAAAAATATAATTTTAAAACGAAACCCTTCGATCATCAGATGAAAGCGCTCCGTGATTCGTGGGACGCAAAGTATTATGCACTATTTATGGAGATGGGTACAGGTAAATCGAAAGTAGCTATAGACACTATGGGAGCCCTGTATACAGAGGGTAAAATAAACGCAGCTCTAATTATATCACCTAAGGGTGTATATGATAACTGGGTGCAAGGCGAGATACCCACACATCTGTCCGATGACATCAAAATCAACATGGTGCGATGGCAACCATCCAGTGCGCAGTGGTTCCAGAAACAAATGAAAACGTTGGTGTATGAAAAGTTTGATGGGCTCAAGATATTTGTTATGAACACCGAAGCATTGTCCACGCCTCGTGGTACACAAGCGGCTCATACGTTTCTTGAAGCTAACGATGAGAATATAGTTATAGTGGACGAAAGCACCACTATAAAGAATAGAACAGCCAACCGTACAAAGAATATATTAGAGATGAAAGGTATGTCTAAGTACAGACGCATACTGACAGGGTCACCCGTGACCCGTAGTCCGATGGATTTGTTTAGTCAATGTATGTTTTTGTCGGCTTTGGCATTGAACTTTCAAAGTTTTTATGCGTTTCAAAACCGCTATGCTGTAGTACAGAAGCGTGTCATGGGACCGCGATCCTTCAATGAAGTGGTAGGATATAGACGATTAGATGAGCTGAATGATAAGCTTGAAGCTTTTAGTAATCGTGTGTTGAAAGAAGATTGTCTGGACCTGCCAGATAAAATGTATGTGCGCCGTCTTGTTCCGTTGTCCGAGGAGCAAAAGCGATCATACACGGAGATGAAACGTTTAGCCCTTACCAAGCTTGACAATGGCGAACTCGCCACGACACAGAGCGTGCTGACACAGATCATGCGTCTGCAACAGATATGCTGTGGTCACATACAAGATGATGAGGGTAATACAGTGAACTTCACACATGGGCGTTTGAAAGAACTGCTCGATATATGTGAGGAAGTACAGGGAAAAGCTATCATTTGGGCGACATATACCTACGACATCCAACAGATAGCGAATGCCCTGCGCGACCGCTTTGGGCCCGATGCGGTCGCAACCTATTATGGTGAAACCCCACAAGAGGAGCGTCAAGAGATTGTTGAGCGTTATCAAGACCTTGAAGATCCCCTACGCTTCTTTGTGGGACAACCAAGAACGGGCGGGTATGGTATTACTCTTACTGCCGCAAGCACTGTTATCTACTACAGCAATAGTTATGACTTAGAGATACGCTTGCAGTCTGAAGATAGGGCGCATCGTATTGGTCAGACCAATAAAGTAACCTATGTGGATATCATTGCCCCAGAAACTATAGATGAGAAGATACTACAGGCCCTGAGAGAAAAGATAAACCTTGCGCAACAAGTGTTGGGCGAAGATGCTAGGACTTGGCTTTCTTAGTTTTCAAGACAGAGCGGAGCGTTTTGGCCTGTCGTGCGTGCGTCTTAGATGCTTTTTTTAGACCCTTTGCCACTTTTTTTATTTTATTTCGTATTTGCTTAGTCATTCTTTTTAGGCCGTCCCCTTTTTCTTTTTATTTTTGGCTCTGATATCTTCTTTGGCCTTCCTCGCGATTTGGGCTTGTCTGTTTTTTCCTTGAACTTTGGCTCGTTGTTCAAGGACGGTGAGGATTTGGATCTTCCTAGCAAACGGTTTATTAACTCTTTTAACTTTGCGAACAGTTGCTTCGGCATCTGCCACAGTGGCAAACTTAATAGAGACGGTGTCTTTTGGGTTTTCATCGGTATATAATCTCCTTCCTGACCCTTTTGGTTTCTTTCCAGTGCCTTTCAGTGGGTCTTTGCTCATCCACGCAGGCTTCCTATACCTTCAATGAGGGCACGGTCCTCTGGAAATAATGCAGCAAAGCGCTTTCTAAGAGGAGCGTTTGCAGACGCGGTGTTTGGCACAGGATTGAGTGTCGGCGATACTTGACCTAAATTAGTAACAGGAGTTGTAGAAACTGTTTTTGGCGCAACTAATTTCGGTTCAGCCGTCTTAATCTCTTTGTTTGCGGGAGCTCTTGAAAGTAAATCCCTTAGAGCCGGATCTCCTTTTTCTACAGAAATTTCTTCAGAGGGTTCAAAAATAATATCTTCTAGTTCTTTGACAACTTGTGGAGCTGCTCTACGCAAGGGGGCGAATCCTAAATCTATAAATTGTTTCTCCAAAACTTTTGCTATTTGTAGTTTTTCTTTGTCATTTCTAGGTTTACTCATCATAGTTGCAAGAAGCTTAGGGTTTTCCATCAGCTCTGTCATAACATCAATTTTCATTGTTTGAGGCATATTATTAAACAACTGTTGCATATATTTAGAACCTGCGGACCTTGCTATAAGATTTTGTCCCCCCGCTATCATAGCACCAACGTTTGAACCAAAAGATCTAAGAGCAAATTCTACCATGGGTCCTGCTGTCTCCACAATATCTCCGACTCGACCGGCCGCATCCATGCCCTCTATTCTTGCCATTTCTAGAAGATATTTTCTAAGAGCATTTGATTGAGACTCTTTAATTACATTATTTTTTAACATCCACTCGTTCAAACTAATATCGGAGTCTGCTCTAGGAACTTTTGCAAAAATTCTGTCGAACATCGTTCTTGGGCTAAACGTTCTACTGTTACCGGCGGCTTCTTCAAAAGCAAATTCAAGAATACTGTACTTTAATCCCGAGGCTGCTTTTTCTTTAAGAGTTGGGTCATCTACATCATTTATGACTTTCATAAAATTATTTAAACTACGCATTGGGAATTTATTACCTTTAGCAAGGGCTAATGCAACAGCGGTAGTAGGGCTCTCGGCACCTATCCTAGGGTTGTTAGGGTCGGGAAAAAGCAAATTTCTAAAACTAACTTGTGCCTTAAGTATATCTTCTTTGTTCTTAATACTTTCTTCTGTTTCGGTAAGTAATGCGTTTGCTGTTTGTGCATTACTTAAATCATCTTTTAAGGCAGGAAAGGCATTAATTATATCTTCGTTTTCCTCTATGTACGTTTTTAATTTTTTTGGATCTACACGACCGGTATCTTTATCAAAAATTTTTGTTGCTGCATTTCTTCGGATCATTTCAACAACACCCGTTATGGTATTAACCGTGTTCTCTGCTTCGGGTAAATTGTTTTCTACAGCAAATTTTCCGATGTCATCTATTTGGGAAACTCTCAAGAATGTGGCATCACCTTTCCCCAACAATGATCGTTCCGCCAATAATTCAGGGGGCAGTTTTTGTCCGCGTACCTTATTTTTTTCTAAAATAGATCCTGCAAATGCGCGAGTAAACACATCATTTAAAGAACGACTATACGCTCGTGCTATGTCATATGCAGAGTTAGTTCCCTCCTCAATAGCATTTAAGTCTTCTAATAATGAGTCTGCAAAACTATAGGCGATCCTAGACATATTAGGTTGTTTTTCAAGCGCCATTTTATTGCCTAGCTCTAGAGCAAGAGAATACATATCCGTTAATTCTGTAGAGGACAAAGTAACCGGACCTGTTTCAACAGCACTAGGGGCCTGAGCAGCTTCCTCTAAAGCATTCTTTTCGGCTATAAGTGCTAGTCTTTTTTGTCGTATAAGTTGAACCGCTTTATTTGTATTGCGTAAAGTTTTTGGGGCAAGAAATCTTGTATCAGATTTATCGGGGGCATATCTTTTTTCCATCTCACCAAGTCTAAAAATATTTTCTTCGGTAGGTTCAATCCCTTGAATTGCACTTAGCTCACTAATATCTCCCTCGTCGATTAATTTTTCACGCACAAGATATCGAAAAAACTCTTCTCGCTCTGGACTACCTTGTGCTTTTTTAAGGTTAGTGATAAATTTTGTTACGTCTGGTGGTGTAATCTCATCCCCTATATCCACACCCTCTGATGTGGTTAATCCAAACTCTTTTCTTTTTCTTTTTACAAAAGCGGTAATTGGACTTAAAAAGCCTTCTACTCTTTCTTTTGCTTCCTTTGTTTTTGGTAAATCATTCTTCCAAGCTTTAATAAAATTAGGTACCTCTCCTTCTCCTATTTCAATAGTGTTCTCAGGTATGGCTTGATATAAACTTTTTTCTATCGTTCTAGCTTTTTTAAGTTCTAATTGAGCTACTTCAAATAAAGCTAAGGACAAATCTCTGTTTTTTTCTGGGTTTTCTCCTTGCACACTTCTAAATGCATTCACGACTCTTACAGAAGCATTTTGTAAAGAAGAGGCATGACCTGTATTAAAAGCCTGTTCTGCCAAAGCTGCCGCTTCTTGAAGCGCAGATTTATCGCCCGTTGCTATAAGCGCCATTATCATTTTTTTCAATGAATCTGTAGCATCATCTACTACTTTCTTTTTACTCTTACCTAATTTTTCTGAGGAATATTCTGCTAGTGTCTTTTCTAGACCTAAAAGAGCCGGACTGTTTGCTTTTAATCCCGCTGTTAATTGAATAGGGTTGCCTGCCTGATCTTTAAAAATGTCTGTATATTCATCAGATGACAATGCCTGAATCACAGCATCAACGTCTTCTCCCTCATTTTCTAAAAGATCAATAATTTTTTTAACAGCTTTTGCCTGTCGACTACTGGGATTTACAAAATTACGATAGGCGTTTTGTAATTTTGTTTTAATAGTAGGTATCGCGTTTGCAAGTTTAACGGCAACAACAGGTGCGCCTAAACCACCCGCAGTCTCTAAAGCTAATTTTGTAAATTCATCTCCGGGATCAACGTACTCAGCTACCCCTGACATTCCTGTGACTACTGCTCCTGCCGCACTCTCGAGTTTAAGAGTTGCCCCTACATTTTTACGAGCTTCTTTACCTGTTGAACCTAAGAAATTTTCTAAAGCCCTAACAGCTCTAATAAACTTTGGACCCCCCTGTTCGACTCCAAGATTTTTTAAATATTGCGCTGCTCCAAAATCAATGTTTTTTCCAACTAGAAAAGGCATAGACATCCATGTAACTACATTAGGTGCGGTTTTACCCATCTCCCAAGCAAAGCGAGCACCGGGAGTTACTGGTTGTTCCGGACCAAAAGCGATGTCTGTAACTTCTTCCCCTGCTTTGTAAAAACCCAGAGCACCTGCTATTCCTGTTACAGTGGGTATCGCGGCTTTTGCACCAACCGCAATACTTGCTAACAAAGGATTTACGGGGACTGGGATGGCTTGTTGTAATTTATAGCCTAATTTTGCTCCTGCATAAAAACCGGCGGGACTTAATAAAGCCGGTGTTGCTTCTCTTTTTGCAGCTTCCAAAGCAGCACTAAACTTATTAAAAGTTAAAGGCTTATTATTTTCATCAACGGCAAATAAATTAATAATCTCATCGTCACTAAACTGTCTATCTTTCGGTGCCACTCCCTTATATTGTTCCATCAAATCTAGAAAGGGTGCCGTTCCATCTTTAAGTCCTTTATAAGTTAATGAATCGGGGTAATTAATTGCTATCCTGTCTACCAAAGTTTGAGCAATATAAGGCGCCGGACCCTCCTCTTCATTAGAAAAAAGATCTATCATTGAGTTCATTCTTTCGGCTGATATGACAACAGGTTTTAAATTTCCTCTAACAGGCTGTAAAGGTTGTGATTCTTCTGCCATTACTCTACCTCCTCCTCTGGACGACCGAATAAATATTCCCTAACAGCTTCCATCTTTTTCTTGGGTTGATAAACCTTTTCAAAAGCGTTTTTCATAACGGTGTAACCAGATTCAATTTGTAATAAAGAGTCCAGATCACTCTTAGCTTCTGTGTAAGCTTTTGATTCAAGAGGATACTCCTCTAATTTTTTTGTAAGTTTAGCTTTAGCTTCTCCAATTAATCCTAACATAGATTTGGTATATTGATGAGCCTCATCGTCACCTACAAAAATACCGGCTAAAGTATTTGCAGGGGATGGAGTAAGTTTAATTAAAAGATTTAACTGTGCCACACTATCTCTTAAATCAGCAGCATCTTGAAAAACCTGCACTGTTCTTGTGTTTAAAGTTTGCACTGCGGCTAAAGCCTCTTTGGTCTTTTTAAAAGGAGCGCCAAAGTAGCCAAGAGTAGCAAATTCAATAAATTTGTTAGTAGCATTAGCTAAAGCAGAGTCAGACCCAAATGCCGCGGACGGATCACGCACACCCTCCATAATTAAACTTCTAACCTCGTTTATTTGATCTTGTGATAAATCACCAATCTTTGAAATCTTCTTTTCTTCTTTTTCTTGAAGAGTCGATGGAATGGTTAAACCATTGTTCTTTCGCATCTCTATTGCATTTTTCAATTCAGTTGATAGAGGATTACCCGGTTTCATTTCATAAATCTTATACTCGTCATTCCACTTTTGTTTTGGTTGAGTATAATATGCTATTGCCTGATTAAGTTCTAAGGTTTCTGGTGCACCTAAAGTACCCATTGCATACTCCGTTAAGGTTCTAGGATCACTTATCAGAGTGGTAATTCTAGCATCCGTTGAGCTACCTAATCGAGACAATCGCGCCGCTTCTGCCTCTATGTCTAGCTTTTTATTTTTATAGTTTTTATCAAAATCTGCTATGTCTCGCTCCAGATCTAACTTTTCTTCTTGAAGTTTTATCTTTTGTTGGCCTTGAGCGTTGGCAATCTTTGAATTAACTTGATCTAATTTTAAACGTTTTTCCTGAACAGACGCAGATCTGTTCTTAATCTCATTATCAAGTAAGGCTAATTCTTTTTTTAAAGCGTTGTTTGTATTATTTATTTCTGTAGCCTGCTCATGTCCTACCTTCATCTCCTCTATAGCAAAACTACTCTTAACACCTAATTCATTCACACGTAGCTGAGAGTTTATCTCAGCTAATTTAATTTGAAAATCATTCTTAGCTGCTTGTGAAATAGTATCATTTTCGTTTCTTAGATCTATAAGTTTACGTTCAAAAACGTACTTGGTCCCCTCAAGCACTTTACGATTGGCCTGTTGCTCCTCTTCAAAAAGAAGCTTTCTATCGTTAGCAATCGTTGCTGCCTCAGCTTCAAGTTCAGCTTTTCTTTCAAGTTCGTTCATACTTAAAACACCTTTAAATTTTTCTAGTGCTTTAGTGTTTGCTAATTCTTTTTGAGCTAAATTTTCTTTTTTCTTAAATAAATCTGCTTGCACTGTAAGATCTCTTTGAGTATTTAAGGTGTCTTTTAATGTTAGTTCTTTTAACTTATGTGCGTTTGTTATTTTTAATTCTTCCGCCGCCGCTTCATTTTTCATTTTTTGTAGGGCTAAATTAGCCTCGATTGTTTTTTCCGCAGATCGCGCGGCCTCTCCTTGCTCAATGGCGGATAACATTATTGCCTTGTCGGCCTGTTTTGCCTGTTGTTCTCTTTCCAACTGAGACTGTGCTCGGGCACTAATCCTCTCGGGCAACTGTGTCTTTTGAGCCGCTAACGCTAATCTTTCTGCCGCGCTTAATCCGGGACGCTCTCCTTCCATCGGAGCGGCAAAAGCCAGTCCTGCACTGGCTATATCAAATAAAATTTGAGCTTTTGTTAAATCTTTTTGTTTTTTTAAATCAGCAGGATCTCCTAGTAAAGAACGTCTTAGATCAAAAGCTTCTCGAGTTAATTGACCTGTTCTACCTGTAAGATTGGCAAAAGGATCTTCTCCTCCCGAAACCAATCCTGCGTTTTGGAAGTATTGTACCGGGCGGACTTCACCGCCTTTATTAAAATTTACAGGAGCGGTCCCGCCGGCCTCCATCATCGGTGGTTCGGGAACCGTGGACATTATTCCCTCAGCCATTGGTCCCTCCATCGGCTGTGTCATCTCTTGCTGTGCAAGCTCGCCTATACCCTGATCTACATTAGCCAACATCATAACGGGCTGCACTAAGGTCAACACGGACTCTGGTGTCTGGTTCGCGTCACCGGGTCCGACAATTCCGGCTAGTTCTTGCCGTCTTTCTTCTACTGTTGCCTGATCGCCACGCATTGTATTCATCACTTGTTCGTAGTTCTGTGCTTCATCCAAGTCACCGATACCGCCGGCGGCTTGTGCTAAAGCGCTCTGCACTATGTTTGGATCAAGTTGATCCTGCATGGGCATAGGGGGCTGTTCTGGTGCCGGCATTGGTGGGGCGCTTTGCGGAGGCATAGGCATTGCCATTCCACCCTCTTGAAAACTCTGTAGATTTTGAACGCCTTTATCTAAAAACCGCATTTGCTCTTGCATACCCTCTAACTCTGTTCCTTTACTTTCAACATTCTTTTGCAAAGCTCTTGCTCTGCGCATGGTTGCCTCTGCTTCCTGTCCAAGTTGAAACTGTTCAAATTTTTGTAAAGCCATTTCTCTTTGTTCAGGAGAAAGATCATTTAGTCGAGCAAAAGGTATTCCCGTCACCGCCTCAAAAATGTCTCCGCCTTGTGCCATGCCTATTGGACCACCGTATTCTTTAAGCTCAACACCACGTAACTTTAAGACATCGGCTTGTGTAACTTTACCATCTGGTGGGCCACCACCGGGCCCGGTTACATCTGGAAATGCTGCGCCGCCCTTTTCATACATTTGCACGGCCGGTCTAGCTAGTTGATTAAACATAGGACGTTGGCCCACAGAGCCAAGATCCACTCCAAATCGTTGATTTGCCATATCGCCTACCTCTCCTATAAATTCATCTACCTCGCCTTGGTTTTCTTCAGCTAACTCTTGGTTTATAAATTGACCAAGTCTGTTTAAGGGACCAATGCGTCCTGCTTGTAACATCCCAATTCCAACAGGTCGACCCACTCTAGTCACCTCTTCTAACATAGGTTGTCTTTCATCTCCAAAAAAACTCCCAAGAGTGTCCAAGGATGGTAAGGAATTTCTATGTCGTTCTTGAGCAAGTTCGTAGCTTGCTTTGTCGCGCATATACTGGTCCATATCGCCCATAAATATTGGTGGAGGAGAGCTCATCAGAATAACCCCGCTTGTTTAGCTCCGCCATAAGCCGATAGACCCGCTATTCCTAAACCAAACAACTGTTGCGCCGGTGACACATCGGGTCGTTGCACTTGTGATAGTGTCATCTGTGATGTTGGCGCTCCTCTGTATATATCAGATAAGAAACCAAGGCGTTGATACGGCTCATAAAGTTGCGCCATGTCGCTCTTACGCTTTGCTTCCAACTCAGCTTGTTGCTGCAACTGCTGCTGTTTGCCAAGCTGAAACTGTGTTTGTATATCTCTTAACGCACTTTGCTGTGCTAACTCACCAATCCCGGCTCTTTGTACCCCAAGTTGTCCAAGAGTGCTTGCTCCCTGTAAACCAAGTGTGCCAATACCTTGTGCCGCTTGTAATTGTCTAGCTCTCTCCCGTTCTGCGGCCTGCTGTGCCTGCAAAAAGTTTTGTGCTTGCGCTTGTGCCAAAGCCTGCGCTCTGTTTCTACCTATCTCTGTCTGCTGTATGCCTGCTCGACTACCTCCAAACGCACCGGCTTGCGCGGCCCGTAGTCCGGCTTGCGCGGCTTGTGTGTCAAAAGATCTGTTTATTTCATCAAAAACAGCCTGTTGGTAAGGGTTCATGTACTGAGCCATCTGCTCGCCAGTCACACCACTAGCACCTGTTCTATACATAGTGCCGGCGTCACCTACAGCACCTGTTACCATACCCGGAGCGGCGTCCATAGTTGTTTTTGCATCCTGTAAAAACTGTTGATAGCCACCAATACCACCACTTTTTGGTGACGCGGCTGCTATTGCTGCATCCTGTAGACCAGACATACCCGCAACCATTTGTTTTGGTACCGTAATTCTCTGATCTGCTAGTTTTTTAGCGCTTTCCAGTAGCCCCAGTTTATAGGCTTCTACCTCGGGTGCTTCACGTTGTATGACCTGTTGTGTTTCTACTGCCATTACGCCCTCGCCTTTGCTTCAAAGTTACGCATCATTGCGTACATATTTTGTATGCCTTTTTCATTATTACCATTACCTGCACCGTTTACAGCGTCTGTTGTCATTACAAACTCACCGGGCATCAGCATAGCGCGTACACTGTCTTTACCCTGCGTTCCTTCGTCCATACCTATACCACCGGTGCGTCGTGGAAACTCTTTAGCTTCACCGCCATCTGCCGCATACTGTACTGGTGGGCTTGGATTAAATTTAAACCGTGTTGGCACCATAAACGGAGGTTGTGAAGGTATGACATCTGTACCTTGCACAATATACTTACCTCTATTTTCATCTATGAGATCCTGACCTGTCTTAAAGTCCTCGATCTCCTCTTGCTCAGGCGCATCAAAGAAACCACCTGCTGCGGCGACTGTGGTGGCCGCTGCTGTCGGAGCTGCATATTTTGCTAAAAAGCCGGGATTGACGTCTTTTAATATTTGAGAGCTTAACTCTGGTGTTAATTTATCTGTTATCGTCGGGTTTGCAGCAGCTAAATCTGAAGCCGTAAAAGTTTTGGGCATTAGTTTATCTATGAACCTTGTCCCTTGTTGTGGAATATTTACTGTGCCCTCTATTCCGGGAACGGATTGTGCAACAGGGGCTGCTTTTGGAACTCCGTCCGCAGTGAATGATTGTTTCATAGCACCTAAAGTTTCACCAATTTTTCCAAACTGACCAACAGGAGTGAAACCTGCTTTAACACCTTCTGTAAAACCCGCGCCACCAAACATTCCAGATATACCTGCACCGATAGTAGAAGTGGCTCCTGCCGTCAAAGCGCTACCTAACGCCTCTTCAAAACTCTCCCCTTGTATTAAGCCACCAATACCTGCACCTATGGAGGCTCCGACTGTTGGACCAACAAAAGGCGCTAATACAACAGCGCCGGCCACAGTCAATACAGGCTTGGCTACCTTACGTATAACATCGCCAACCTTATCAAATATATCTTTTAGAAAAAACTCAGGCAGACCTGTGTCCGGGTTTATAGAGTTTGCTTCTGTACCAACCACATATCTTTCTGGGTCTTCGATACCCATATCTTTCAAATGATTAAAGATGGAGTCTTTCAGTTTTGGGTTTTTATCTATAAGTGCTTTCGGGACGACTAGCTCGCCTGTTTCAGCATGGACGAGCTTGTCGTCACCATAACGGCCGTAGGAGGCCATGCGCACTGCAACATCTTGGATAGCGCCTAAGCCATCAGAGCCGAAGTTTTCTTGCGCCTTTTCTTTGTATAAAGCTTCTTTTTCGTGGTCTTCCAGATAGAAGTCGGCTATGCCACCGACTGGAAATGAAAAGGTTTTAAGTGCTTCGCCCATAACTATCCTATTGTTACTGTTACTGATCCTAACCCACTTGTGGCAGAATTACTAGCGCAATGTGGTCGGTCCACCTTACTTATCTTAATAAATCCGTCAACTTCAAACAAGGCGCCGTTCTCTAAATCTTTGTCATTACCTGACGGTAAGTTCGTAAAAGTAAGTTTTGTGGCTCGTGATTCGCCGGGATTGCGCTGTTGTTCTACAAACAAAGCAAACGATCTTACTATGTCAGAGAAGTAGCTCGGGTCATATTGCTGTGGCGGATAAGGAAAAAACGGGGCCGGTATATTACGTGTGCTCATTATCTTCGTCCATCTGGTCTTACATCAAGTCTCGGTGTGCCTAGCCTCCACATAACGCCAGTAACGTCACTTTCAACCCGAAAGGCAAAAGATCGACCGCGTAAACGCACATGAAGCTGCTCTGTAAACAACTCTACAGGTGTTGATACAGATTGTGCTACCTGATTACTTGATGTTTCGTTAAACGTGACCCCCGGAAAATTACGTGTCTTTACTACCATATTGACCCGTGGTGTCTCATTTGTACTGTCTCTAAAGGTGATGTCGGGCAGAACACGCCGTACTAGAGTGAATTTATCGCCATCGCCTATGTCCATTTGGCTTGACTCGACGTTGGCAGAGATAGCAGAAGGAGGATTAGTGCTGCCATCGTCCTGCCCGAACTCGTGGTAATATAATTTATTATCTGTGCTTGCGGCTATTGGATATTGGTTAATACCCCTATCCACCCATGCTGTACGCTCTAAAGTGCCAAAGTACCATATCTTCTCCTGATAATTATATATAACATAGCGGTCATTAGTTGTGCTGCTCTTGGATGGATAGAACCACCATACTTCACCATAAGAACTATTGTGACCCGAATATACCTTACCTATCTGGTCCCGGTTAAAATCACTAAAGACATAATCCAACACAGTGCAGGGTAATCGTTGCACCGTACCACCGTATACATAGAACTCTTTGGAGCCCATCCAGAATACAAAGTCATTCACGGCAACGGCTGCGTTTGGACTTGCTATTGTAATATTTCGTGATATCTCGGTTAGACCAAAAGTAAAGGGTGGCCCCAAGAACTGCATACCGTGGAGGGAGACATCTGTAAATACCAGTATTTGTTGCTTGGTTTGTATGGCCACCACAATCTCCGAACCCGTAGATATTCGAAGCTCTCCCGCTGTGTTTGTGGGGGATGTCTGAAAATCAAGTAAACTTTCCTGTGATCCAAAGCGTATAAGCAGTGGGTCCTGTGTCCCGATAGATGTCTCGCCGTCACAACCAAACGCTATAACATGACGGTCTTGGTCCGATACCATTATTTGTTTAGCAACCGTTGGGGCTAGATTAGACCCGGACAACGATGAAAGGGCCACGGCCCGTGATGAGGTGCCCGAGGTCCGATCCCAATAAAATATACCGCCATTCTTAATATTTAACAGCAGGTCCTCGCCAAAGTTATCGTGTGTCCAGTTTGTTAACACAGCACCCGATACCGTTCCCTCTGCCGGCATACCCCAACCAAAAGCAGCTTCTATTACAGCATCATTATCAGAATGTGTTGTCGCTGTGGTGCTAAGTGAACCGCGTATTAATCCTGTAAATGTGGTGGATGTTGTGCCTGTGTACTCAATAATTTCGTCATTTATCTTAATATAGCCTGAAGAGGCAAAGTTTGCCGCTGAGTCTACCGTCACTGTAGTAGCTGTTGCCGATAAGCCACTACCATCATTTATTAAAGTTACGGTGTCGTCGGCTGCTGTTGCATTGCCCAAGACCAGTCGTACAAGCTCGCCACTGGAATGAACCGCCGCTGTTGTACCGCCATGTCCTCGTGTCACAGTCAGTGTATTACTTGATATACCGCTTACCAACATAAGCTCACCACCAACATCTATTACATCAGAGGTAGAGATACCCGTCGCACTTGCTACATCAACCCCTGTTTCAGAGACGTCAAGATCTTCTGCTATAGTTGTAGTCAATTCGTCCGTATCCACACCATTCCACACACCGGCACCCCAACCTGTGCCAAAGAAGTTTGTATCGAGGCCCGTGTTTACTTGATAAGCGCCCACGGCGGAGCTGCCACCGTTCCCAGAATCAGAGCTATTAGCCGTTACACTTACGGTAATAGTGTAAATATTATTGTTTGTAACAGAGGTTACTTGATGTTCTGCGTTTAATATTGCGGCGGTAACGTTGCCCCCCAAGGATGCCGCTCCTGAAAAGGTAACAAAGTCGTTTAGCACGGCACCGTGTGCCGCATCTGTAACTGTAATAACAGAACTACCGTTTGTTGCCGCAAAGGTTACATCACCGGCCCCTGTTGTGTTACGAATAGGGGTTATATCATTATACTGACCACCATCGGCAATGTAGTATTTAAGGTTTGTGCCTATACCTAAATATTTTGTAGCATCCAAGGCCACCCAACTAAATAAAGCACGACAGGTGCCCAAGAACGTATTGTCACTGTAGGTAGACCACCCGCCTATCTTTTCTACATTACCAAACCGAAAGCGTATCTTATCGCCATTGAACCAACCGCCCTCGTTTGAATAGGACGTTGACTCTCTATTAATACCGGGTTTAAATTTAAGGGCAGTTAAAGGCATTACCCGGGCCTAAGCTCTATGGCAGTAAATTTAAAGGCAGTGCTACAAGATAATGTTGCCCCTACGGGTAGTAAAAACTGAATGGAATCAAGTGTTCCACTATCTCCATCAGCCGTGTCTGCTGATTGAGTAGAACCTCCTACAGTTATTTGAAAAGCAGGATTTCCTGTTGAATTTGTTTTTGCACAGATGAAAGTAGGATATGTGCTTGCTGTAAAGGAAGTGGTGCTTGAACTGGTGATTATAGCAGAGGAGGTGTTTTGAATAAAATCGTTCTTTATAGATATGGTAGGTGTTGTGCCTCCCGAAGATTCTATAGGATCTGTTGCTCCTACCGAGGTCAATCTTGCATTCAACTGGGTCTGTATATTACTCGTTACGCCATCGGTATGGTTCAGCTCCGCAGTCGTTGCTGTAACTCCGTCCATAATGTTTAACTCATCTTTTGTAGCGGTGACCCCATCCATAATATTAAGTTCAGCCGCTGTGGCGGTAACTAGTGTGCCCCCAAGTTTCAATCCATTTGAGGTATCGTGCGATGCAATGTCCACATCGGTAGAGCCATCGGCAAATGTCACATTGCCTGTAACAACTAGCTTGTCCGTGCCATCCTCATCATACTCAATAGTAGCGTCTTGATCGTTACCAAAGTGTATCTTCTTATCGTCCGCAATATAAATATCGCCAAACTCTGCTGAGGTTGAGCCAATATCTGCCCCACCAGAAGTATCGGGCAGTATTGATGTCGTTGCTGTAATTGTTGTCCCGGTAATCGCCGCCGGTGTTGTGCCACCAATAACCGCATTGTCTATAGCCTGACTGTTTACAAACAAAGCTGTAAGATCTGTTACGGCAGCTCCAGAGCCTGCACCATCAGCAAAAATTATCGCGCCTTTACCATTAGCTATAGTAACATTTGCTCCGGAGCCTTGTGAAAATACAACAGATTGCCCTGAACCATTTTTGACAAAATAAAGCTTGTCTGCGTTATTTGGACTTATAGTTATAGTGTGCTCTCCAGAGGGTGAGCCCTCAAGAACAAGAACCTTAAACATACCGTTTGACAAACTGCCATCGCTTGTGGTCAAAGTGCTTGATGTGCCGGACAAGGATATTGACCCCACACCGTTTATTAATCTATCTATAATATCAAAGTTATTGTTTGTTGTGGTGCCCCAAGCACCGGCTTGTTCACCAAGACCGATCTTTTCTATGCCACCATTATCTGTATATGTTGATCCCATATCTTACCTCTTATGCTACTTCTGTCCAAGTCTGCGAGACGCCCGTGGTTTTTTCGGTCCACGTTGGGCTGCTCGATGGCGTTATAGCCGTGTAAGACGTTCCCGGAGCAGGAATAATCTTACCCCATACTATAACAGATGTTAATGAAAGTGTAGCAGAAAATCCTGTCAACGTCACGTTAGCATCCCCTGTTACTGCTATTGACCCTAAACTTAAAGTACCTGTTACGCCCGTAACGTCTGCTGCACCTTGACCTATCGTGGTAACAGACCCTACAGCAGATGTGCCGTTTACTCCAGATAAGGGTACAAAAGCACCGGGAAGTTCTGCAATAGAGACTTCCGATATGGCGTTAAAGCCAAGCATTAGTCAGCGTCCTTGATGGTCAGTGTGCCTTCCTTTACTTGTTTTAGTATTTCTGCGTAGTGTCTGTTGGCAGGGTCTAGTGGTACACCTACTTTTACTCCGTCTATGGTGCAAGTTACTGATATATTTTTACCCTCTTCAGCAACATATTTTGCGTCTGATATATTCATAATAATTCCTTTTTATAACTCAGCATCTGCTGACATTGCACACTGAAATGAATAAGGTGAAGCAACACCAGTGATGTGAAAGCCGTGTTTTGAAATTCTTGAATATGAAACAGCATCATTGCCCACACCATCAGTGTCCGTATAACCTGCATTATTTGGATATCCACCAACACCATAAGTAGAAACAGTTGGGTCTGTTCTTTTTTGCGTGTGAAAAGGCAACCAAGCTTTATAAAGATTGTTGTATCCTGATGCAGGATGAGCGCTAAATGAATCTACATCTGACCATATTTCAAGATATCTTTGACATTTTCGAAGCGTCACATCAAAAGGCTCACTCTCAAATTCTGTTGGGTTCTGCCCTACTTCTAACTGACAGCCAGTCAAAAACCATTCATTATCAGTACTACTCATAATATTGACATTACTTGAACTTACTTTGTTTGCCGCTGTTTCACTTTGCCAAGAACCTGTTCCAAGAGTCCCACTTGTGTAAGAAGAGCCTGCCGCTAACCACCATGATATTTCTAGTCCTGCTCCATTGTCATCATTAAAACCAGATGCTGTGTCACCTTGTATAGTTATCTTTTTTTGTTCCCATGTGTTAGCTGAGTCTATTGTGTAAGTGGCAGACTGGTGTTTACTAGCGTCACTATTGTAGAACAATACTGTATATGTTCCTGTTACATTGCTTTTAACATAAAATGAAAGCGTTATGGGTTTCGCTTCAGATGTTCCATATTGCAAAATTTGACAATTTTGTGCTTCAATTATTTGATGGGGAAAGACTCTTTGAGCAGAACTTAGAGATGTATCTGCTGTGGTAACATCTAACTTGTAGCTATTAGCTAAACCAGAGCCAGTTGGAACAGAGCTATCTTGTGTTATTGTTACTGCTCCGTCTGTAGTTTCACTGATAGTCCATCTATCCAAAGTATATGCTGATGCTGTTGTGTGACTTGTTCCTCTTTGAGCAACTGCCATTGAGCCATTTATAAGCAAGTTTCTGTTTACTCCACCACCACCTGCATTGATGTTGCCTATAAGGTTTGCTAAGTCTGATGCTTTGCTCATGCTAAATCTCCGTGTGCTGAACCCGTGGTTATTACAGTGTCTAAATTATTACCACTACCATTTCCTCCTCGGCTCTCATGGTCATAATGAGTAGAAGCCAGACCACTATTTTGACTATCACCAAAGCCAATCGAACAAACCGTTCCGTTGTAAGTGCCGTCTGCTCCTTGTGTTAGTGCGTATTCCGAATCAGACATATTATTAGTATAAGCAACCCTATATTGACCAGTAGCATTGTCAGTAATACCAGAAACGTTCAAACTATCTTTTATTGCAATAGTACCTGTCCCATCCATGTTAATCCAAACCTTACACAACCCCTGTTGCAGATTAGTCGTGGTGCTATTCCCTTCGCCTGTCACAGCGATTGACCCTGCTGTAGTGACACCTGTTAATGTATTTATTTTAAGTGTTGATGCCATTACTTAGACTCCAATGCTGTTACTTTGGCTTCAAGTGTTTCTATCTTTGTTACTGCTTCTTGTAGTGCTTTTGTGAGAAGTGGCACGAGTTTACTGTGGTCTATTGATTGTGGTTCTATGTTACCATTTTTGTCTACTGCATCTTTTTCGCCATTAACAGCTTCTGGCACAATACTTGAAACCTCATGGGCTAAAAAACCCTCCTGTGTTTTGTCTGACTCTACTTTAAAGTTAAAGCGTGAAGGTTTAAGTTGTTTTAATCTAGTGGTCGCATCCCATTCTGTAACTACATTTTCTTTAAGTCTATAATCTGAAGAAGTGGGAAAACTAGTGCTAGTATTATTATGTTGAATACCTCCAACAAAAGAACCCCCTGTTGTTCTACACGCTATAGCAGTATTAGTACCACTCGCTCCTGTTGGCATAAAATTGATGCCATTTACAGAACCAGAAGTTACACTTATTGATATACGTTCCGAACCACTGCCGTCAGTATGCGTTCCCGGTATCATAATAACACCAGAGCTTTTTATCCTCATGCGTTCTGTGTCGGCTGTTGTAAATGTTAAAAAAGGATTTGTGTCACTTGAACCTCTAATCCCCCTAATTGCTGCTCCCCTTTTGTTTGTGCTTGAGTTTGCTGTATCAGTAAAATTAATTAACCCAAGTATTTCACCTTCTCCACCAGTACACTCAGACGCAAACACTATAGCTCCTCTTTCTGTACCTGCTGATTCTAATACCAACGTTTGACCGTCACTACCATCAACATATGTGCTTGGTGTTGTGCTATTTATTCCCACATTACCAGTCGCATCAATTATAGCTTTCTGGCTACCTGCTATGTTAAACTTGATATTGTCATTAGTCGCAAGGTCAATACCTGAGTCATTATCTCCCCCTGCATTGACGATTGTATCTACTTTAATTTCGCTTGCCATTATGCTAAATCTCCTGCAATTAATGTATCATGATATTCAGGGTCAACAGCATTTCCATTTTCAAAAATTTGTAATTTTGCTTGGGCAGTAGTATGTGTGCCATCAGATTGTTGCAAAGGTGCATTACATCCAGAATCTGAAACTGTGTGTTGATGACCTGCAACTCCACAATAATTTTTATTTGAAAAACCATTTGTAAAAACTAATCTATAATCACCAGTGCCTTGATCACTTATAGAGGATGCGTTAAAACTGTCATAAAAAGAAGGAGTGCTTCTGCCATCTAAAACACTAAAAACTTTTATTAACCCTTGCTGTAAATTAGTAGTCGCAGATGTACCTTCACCCAAGACATTTATACTGCCACCTGTGGTGCTACCTTTTAAATTATCTACTCTAAGTTCACTGGTCATAATATTGTATAAAATCCATTAACTGTTAGCGTTGCTGATGCACCGACTGTAATAGGTCCTGCTGACAGTGCATTGGTTGTGCTACTGATTGTTATGTCAGCACTAATAGTCTGACCATTGGTTCGTATAATACTATCATTACCTAAGAAGGGATAGCGTGTGTCTGACTCAGACTTGGTGTAGCTGTTGGCTATACTAAACGCATCATATACCACTATCTCGACAACATCGTTGACAGATGCACCTGTAACTAAAACCACTGTCGTGCCTGTTGTGGAGGTATAATCTGTGGCAGGTTTGAGTAGTATACCATTCTGATAGACATCAACATACTCCCCATCTGCATATGTAAGCGTATTGGAATTAGCATCCGAGCCAGAGAAAGAGGTCTGCCCTGCTGTGGCTTGGTATATGAAGCGTGTTCTAACCCCTTGGTTGGGTGCTTTTCCTATGTATGGCATATTTTAACCCTTTGCGTATTTGTCTTTGACTGCTTTGATAGTTTTTTTCCAACCATCAATGCCGTTGTGGTATAAATCATCTAATTGGTCTGCTGTTGATGGATAGGCTTCTGCTCTATCTCTTTTATACTTTACAGCTTCCCATTCTTTTTTTAGAGTAGCCATATGTTTTAATCTTTTTGTTTCATCATCATAATCTGACTGACCAAAGCGAGAAACTATTTCTTTCCAAACAGAGTGGTGTTCATCTTTCCATGTTTTTAATTCTAAAAATTTCATGTTACTTTCTTATGCCAAACGGCAACCTCCCCATTGTGAGTGCGCCCTATAATACTCTGAGTCAGTAAGAGTAGCACAAACTGCCATCGTATCTCCACTTGTTAAAGGAATAACTATTGTTGCTGTTTGACTATGTTCATCGTCTGAATAAGCAACAGTAAAATGTCTTGAAGCTGACCTTTGAAAATCAACTTTTGCAGAATTTTTTAAAAAACCAAAGCAGTTACTGGTATCAGTATTATGTGTATATACAGCAAACCAAAACAAATATACACCCGTTGCAGGTGCAGTATATTTATAAGTTGATGTGTTATAATTACTACCTGTGTCAAAACTATCGCCATCGGAATCGTTATCAAAAGCAAGTATGCCCTCATTAGCAACTACAGCCCACTGACTAAGGTCAGACCTAGCAGAAAATGCAGCACTTCCACTTGGAAGACCACTTACAGTGCCAGTAAAGGCAAAGGTATCTGTTAAATTTACTCCCTCTGCTTGTACTTTAGTTAAAGCCATTTATTTACCTCATGCGTAAGGGCTGTCACCCAATGTGCTTGTATCCCAAGCAGCTTTTAGTTTAGCTATTGTGTCTGCATCATCTATAGCTTTTGCAGCAGGAGCATCTCTCAATGCTTTCTTCTTGTTTACAGATGCTGTTTTAGCCGATGCGTCATCAGCTTCCAATGCTTTCATGTAGGTTACATCTTCAGCTTCTAACAAAGGCTTTCTGACTTCTCTGATCTTGTCTTTGAATATCTTCTTAGCTTCTATCATGTCTTCGGATATCACGGAGCCACTAAGCTTCCATGCGTTTCTAAAATGTCTGTCAGATGGCACAGTTGCAGTAGACGCATCTATGGTTGCCCCATCCTTATCTGTTATAAATGTTTTGGTCATCGTATCTCCTATGCCACTTGTTGATCTATTTTCCAAGCGTTACGCCATGTTCGATGTGACGGTAACTGCTCCTTCTTTACTATAAGCAAACGCTTTCTATTTGCTTGCTCATAATCTTTCCACACTCTCTCAGGTATGTCTTTCATAATCAAGTATTCTATTGCCTGTTCCTCTGTCATTGATTCTACTGGCTTTGTATTATGGAGTAAATACCCTCGTGTATGCTTTACAAAATCTGGTTGTGCTTCGTCCTTCTTGAGTTCCCAATACACCCACACAGGTGGTAGTATGCCACCATTCAATGCACACGCCATCCAATTAGGGTCAGGGTGTGTTATCTTTGCAGGTTCATCTAGGCTATCTGGGTCTTCCCATACAATGCAATATTCACTTCTGTATGGCTGTAGGTTTTGCTTTGCCCACCCTAGTCTATCCCATAAATGTGTTCCTTGAAATTCTGGTGTCATGCTAAATCTCCTATTCCTGCAAAAGAGTTTTTGTCTACGTCAATCGTAGTTCCATCAGTCTCTCTAACTTGATACCCACAAGTAGTTGTTGCGTGTGTGTCTTGAGAGCAACAAACACCATATACATTATTTTCTCCTGACATATTACCTAAAGCAGAGTAAAATGCGTTACCCATCGCATTTGTAAAGGTAACAGTAAAGTCCCCTGTGGCATTATCTGTTACACCAGAAACATTAAAAGAATCTCTTATAATGTTGTCAGTCTTACTATCCCATACACCAGAATATTTAGCCAAACCCTGTTGCACATTCGTAGTGGTAATATTCCCTGCACCTGCAACAATAGTGATGCTGTTCTTTGCGTCTACTCCCTCTAGGGCATTTGTTCTTAGTGTGCTCATGCCAAGTCTCCGTGACAACTCAATGATAAATAAGCATAGTCAGAAACACCACATGCTGTATCTGTATTGTAAATATTAACTATTTGAACAGATGTAGTGAGAACTGTGTCATCTTGTAATGGTTGTATTTGATAACTTGCTGTTGTAACATCACTTGCATTTGCTGCTGCTCCTCCAGTTGTATATGCCTTGTTAGCACGAAAAGCATTAGTATGATTATGCGTTTGATTACCTGTTCCATTGTCTCCAACAGAGGAGACATTAAAACTGTCGTTTGTAGCAGTAGAGGAGGTTGCATTACTGTATGATATCCATGTTTTAGCCAACCCCTGCTGTAAGTTAGTAGTTGTAGAGTTACCCTCTCCTGTGACGGCAATAGACCCTGCTGTTGATGTGCCTGTGAGTGTGTTTGTTTTGAGTGTTGCCATTATGCCAAGTCTCCAAACGCTACACTACCAAATTCGTTATCTGTATATGATCCAGAATGGTAAGAATTTTGTTGCCATTTGGTTACAGTCAAAGCATCACACCAGTGCGTTAAGTCCGTTTGATTTTCAATATAAGAACATAAAACAGAATAATTGGCATTAGCCATGTCATTTGCAATATTTATCTGCTGTTTACCTGTTCCTATATCAGTTATACCTGATGCGTTAAAACTATCACTCAAAGCCGTTCCATCTACCGTTGAGTGCGCCCAAACTTTAGCCAACCCCTGTTGTAAGTTAGTCGTAGTAGCACTGCTCTCACCACGAACACTTACTTGACCAGAGCTATCCACAGTCATACTTGTGGTATTATTTGTATGCTTTATATTTTGTACTAGGAGATTGCTCATAGTATTGCCACGTTCCCTCCAGAGTTAATCGTCAGTGTTACACCACTTGCTATGGTCAACGGACCTGTGACGTTAGCGTTTTCTGTAGCTTCTATCGTTGTGTTTACATCAAGTGTCTGAGCATTGGTTCTAAACATACCACCATTTTTAAATGTGCCTTTGTTCTGTGTGGGTATTGTAATGCTTGTATCTGTTGCACCAAGATAAATTACAAAGATATTACCTGTGCCAGTTGATGGAGCTTCTGTAAACGTAAGGCTTGTACCATTGGGTACAGTAAATGCGTCTACACTCTCTTGTATTACACCGTCAACGCTTACTACGATGTCCTCTTGAGCAACAGTTTGATTTAAGGTAAAGACCGTTGTAGAGTTATCTCCGTTAAACTCCTGCGTTGCAGGTCTTGATGAAAAACTAGAACCAACTTGACTACCAATATATGGCATAACTCCTCCTATGTGCTAATGGCATCCACCACAGAAACCCAAACATCTGCACTGCTTGCCGTATTGCTTTTTACTTTTAGTGCATCACCAGACTGCATTACAACCTTTGCTCCACCGTCTAATATTTGTAGTGCTGATCCTGCAGGTATGGGTGCATCCTTAATTAGATGAATATCGTTTGAACTATCGTTGATATATACCTCAACCGTAATTTGCGATGAAGTTACATTTGCTACCATGATCCCAACTATAGCGTCATCTGAGTTTGCTGTTCGTAAAGTTACGGCACTTGTGCCTACACCGTTGGCTGTATTTCGTTCAAAATCTTGTGCCATATATTCTCCTTTACAATGCTATCGCCATTGCTGTGGCAAAACCTTTAGAAGCTGAGTCTGCCGATGCGTAGGTTTTAACATCAGAGGCAGGAACAGATTTCATTGTACCACCATCATTAACGATTATACCATCACTGTCAGCTATAGTTATAGAACTACCTACAGACGTTCCACCGTCTAGTAAATTTATTTCCGTAGTCGTCGCTGTTACTCCGTCTAAAATATTTAACTCTGAAGCTGTAGATGTGACCCCGTCTAAAATATTTAACTCTTCTGGTGTGGATGTGATCTGTGTGGTACTCGCTGCTGCAAGAACCGGCAAAGTTCCAGACTGGTTTGGCAGACTTATTGTTCTATCGGCTGTAGGATCAACTGTTGTTAATGTTGTCTCGTGATCGTTAGCTGTAGAACCCTCAAAAACTAAGGTGTTCTGAACATTTATAGTTGTACTATCTACCGTTGTGGTTGTGCCACTAACTGTAAGATTACCTGTAACTGTGAGATTATCGTTCACTGTTGTTTCTGAAGTCGTATGCCCTATAGATATCGCAGTCCCCGATATGCCTGTGCCTATCGCTACAGACTCACTACTATTCGCTGTATCAACTACAAGGTAATTATCTGACCCTTGCTTTATTGTGAACGCTGTAGCTGAGTTGTCGGACACCGCTACATTTATATCTGTCCCGTCTGGACTTATAGAGTCTACAGCTATATCACCTACATTTGTGATATTATTGTCACCAAAACTTACGTTATCGCCAAAGGTTTTATTTGTTAAGGTGGCAGTCGAGGCTGTTGATACTAAACGAGCATTACCCCCTGTACTGGGTAGAGTTAGTGTATTATTAGCACTCTCTGAGTGAGGGGCTGCCGTTACTATCTGACCATGACTATTGTTTTCGCAGTTAAACTGTATGGCTCCCTGATTGTCATTACCTTTGACCGTAACGTGTCCTGTTCCGTTTGGAGCTAACTCTAAGTCTGCATTTGATGTCGTTACGATGTCATTACCATTTAGGTCTAAATTACCACCAAGCTGTGGTGACGTATCGTTTACTACATCAACACCTGTAAGAGATGCACCACTACCACTAAAGGCTGTAGCTGTTACTGTGCCCCCTATGGCAACATTATTACTACCATCCTCCACAACAATCTTGCTTGCAGGCACTGTGATAAACACATCTTTGGTTCCTGCACCAAAATCTACCAAATTATTACTGTTAGAACTCGCTATAACTGATCGTGCTAGTGTTGTGCCAGAGGATGTAAATGTTCCTAAACCAACCTCAAAGGCACCATTTGTATTGTCAACAATAGCATAATAGGTTGTATCAGAATTAGATAGATTAGCAGTAAAAGTTTCAAAATTCGTGACTGCACCGGCCAAGGTGATTGTGCCTGTGCCTGTTGTCGTTGTCGTTTCACGAACTCTATCTGCTATCACAAAGGCCATTATGCTATCCTTATTATCGCGTTACTTGCATCAGCCGCAGGAAAAACTATAGTAAAATCACCCGATGATGCTGACTTATCAGAACCAAAATCTAAGACACACACCGCCGGATCACCAGAAGCACTATCATTAAATATTAAGGCTCCTCTAGCTGTAAGAGTTACATTACTAAAGGTTTCATCCGTAAAATCTGTCAAAGCAGTCGTGCTAGATGATGTTGGCGTTACATTAGTAAGCGCCTGTCCTTTTGCGGTATAATTTGTACCAGACACTTCATTACTTGTAGTATACGCTGTAGTCCCCGCTCCTAGACTAGCACTAGAGGTGTACAGCGCTATATTAAAAGTATTACCGGAACTATTTGTAAAATTGTGAACACCTTGTAGAAGCTCTACCTTAAATGATGTGCACATTGCCTGTGATATCGCCATTATAATCTCCTTATCATTTCTGCAAGCTTTTCGTGTCCTGCATTTTTAATCGCGTTGCAAACAGTAGTTCTATCTGATTTTATTGCTTCTTTCATATAAAATGTAATTACTTTTTCTAAATGTGCTTTGAAAGCATGGGCCTGATCCCTAATCTCAGGGGCAGCGTTGTCGCCAACCTCTACAATTTTATCTACACAACGAGCTGCCACTTCTTCTGGAGTGAAGCCCCTGTTGTTTGTAGTTTGTATATCTACTATTGGTGTTTTTGGTAATTCCATCAACATTATTGCTTATCCCTCATAACCATGCCTGTTCTGTAATAATCACTAACCTCTTTTGCCTCGCCATACAGTTTAAGCGATTGCACTGCTTCAGTAAACCTTTGTGCATAATTCTGCATAACATCGGGCTCACCTTTCATAAACGTGTATGCTTCCATTAAACTGCCGTACAACAAAGCATTAGGTGCATTTGTGCTCAACCACGTAGAACCCGAATCAGCTCCCGCTGTAAGACTATTTGGTCTGTAATAATAATGCAACTCTACTGCAAAACTACTGCTAGGCGTGGGTGCCACAATAAAGTTGTCGGTATCAAATAAAGCATAAAAACGTGGCGATCCTGTGGTGGAAGAGTTTGGCGTGAAGGTTTGTATAAAATTTACATCTTTGTAATCAAGAAAAACCTTATTGCTACTTGCATCGGTAAAACTTAGAGAAAAAGGTGTAAGAAAATCTGTTGGACACGCTAAAAACTCACTGCTTGAAGTGAAAGCGGCTGTTGCATTTTTTCTAAATATACTGAGCTGCACGTTTTTAAGTATGCGCTCCTCTGCAATCTTAATAAAATTAGATAGATTATTTGTAAACGTCGTCTCTGTATTTTCAGAATAATCCTGTATCGCAGTCTTTAGTGTGGCAAAAGTAAAACTCATGTTGTCACCGTAACCTCTCCGACAGATGCAATAGCGCGTATAGCCACACCTCTGTCTGGAAAACCACCGGGACCAACAGTAACTGTCTGTGGCTCTGTTCTATCTGGTCTAGCGTCTTTTAATGCCAAGGCATCGACTACAGTAGGAAAAGGCTCAAGCTGTGGTTGCTTTGCCTCAAACTCGTCTTTGCCCACAAGAGATCCATTCCACTCTTTACGCATATCTTTATATTTATAACGAAAACCTGATCTATCTGATATGGCGTAAGCGTGTTTACCTTGTGCAAATCGAGCCATCAGGAACTCCTAAAATATTCATACTGAGGCACTACGTTAAAAGAAGCTCTGTCTCTATCCTCAGTCATCGCGCGTTGAAACTCCTCTTCGTATACTGCTTTAAGCATTTGTGTTCTATTAGGCGCTCTTTTCATACTAATATAGTAAGCCAGTCCTGCTGCCAAACATGGGAAAAACCGAAAGGGCATATCCATAGTATTTATAAACGTGTCTGCATCGTCCATACGGGTGAGTGCATCAAATATTATAGTGTCTGTGCTGTTTTCTGGAGTAGGCCATATTTTTAAAACAGGTGTAATTTGTCTATCCAAAAAGAATTGGTTAGGTCGTCCTGTTGTGCTCTTAGTAGGTATGCCTAAATATGTGGATCGGCTTATTCGCTCCATGGCAAAATCTGTACTGCTACGTCGTACTACAACAGATAAGATATCAATCACATTTGTATTAAGATTATACGTCGCTGTACCAGAGGTAAGTGCTTGTGTGGTTTGTGTAATAGTCCACTGATTAAGACCACGATTAGCCCATTCGGCTAACATCAAGTTAAGAGAACGCTTGGCAGATTTAAGATCGTAACCTGTTCTGACCTCTAAACCACAACGTTCAAACGCTTCTTCAATGTACTCCGCAACGTCGAGTTCAAAGTCTGTGCTATCTGATACGGCCATTTACTCATCCTTGTTTGCGTACATATTATCAAAAATTTGGTTTACGTCCAACACATAATCTAAATCAGACTTCGAGTAATGTATATGTTGCGATGGTTTAAAGTCCGGAGGTCCATCACCAGTCTCAAACCATGCGGGATGAGTAACACGAACACGATTGTTTGGCAAGGCTACAATATTACCTGTGTAATCGCCGGCATCGAGTAAGGTAAGAACGTGACTTTGCTTATGCTGTGCGGGGTCATCGGCAATTTCGCTTTCAGTATAATCAACAGTAAAATGATATTTAGCAGGAAAAAACTCACTGCCTATTTTTGCCATCCACGGACAAGGAGTTGCTCTATTTAAGGTATACACAGCGTGATGATGCGAAGCACAGTCCCAAGGTTGTGCTAAATAGGTCTCCATAGGATCAGGCCAACCCTCAAAATCAAAATCACCAACGAGAGCAGTTATGGGCATACGCGCCCACATAGCACCACCATGCACATTAGGCTCATCGTCATCGTTTTCACAGCCGGTAAATATTACTTGAAACGACAAACACCTGTTTGGCATTGTTGTAACAGCGATAGCCATCGCGTGCAAAAACTCCCCATGATATTTTTCATGGTTGTGTGTATACTCTCTTCGCACCCAACATTTAAAATGTGGGATGTTACTCTGTAAGTAGGGCAAGTTATCTTGGGCCTTTTGTCTTCTTTGTTACGTTAAAACCTTTACCCGCTAAAAACTTTTTAGCTTTAGCAACTGTCATTCCTGCCATCGCTCCGGCACCTGCTCCCATGGCTGCTCCCGCCATTTTTGCCGGAGAGGCGGTCACTTTTCCACCCGGCTTAAATTTTTTCACAGCGCCACCTTTTTTCATCATCTTCTTAACGGCACCACCTTTTTTCATCATTCTTTTAACAGCACCACCTTTTTTCATCATTCTTTTAACAGCACCGCCTTTACGCTTCATTGCATATGTTTTCTTTTTTCTCATAAGGTTCTCCTAAGTATACAAAGTTTTTTTACGCCTGTTAGACATCACTGCCCCACACCCTCGTGCGATAAATCGTTTACCTTTTAAATTTACATCATCTTTTTCAACTTTACCACCTTTATCGTAGCCCAAAGGCAAACCTTGCAGTTTTTTTCCTGTGACAGTAAACGTGTCTCTAACGCGTCTGCTAACGTTTTTAAGAGGCATAGTTTTGTCTAAGAACTGAGAATAACTTATTCTTTTGGACGTATAGTCATCTATGGCTTTAATATATTTTCTTTCATCTGAATTATACGCTTGTCCCATTATCGAATATAACCTCCGTTACCAAGACGCACTACGGCTTGTTTTGTATTTTTAACTACTGTCTTGCCTTTTGCACCTGCACGTTTTTTCTTTTTGGCCGTAGCTGCACGCTCTTTTTTACTTAAAGACTGCGCCTTGCTACGTGGTAAACATCTGTCTGGGTTCTTCTTATCTTTAGAGGTACCGCATTTACCTTTAATCTTGCCGTCCGTACCAATACGAACCCAGTCTTGCTTAAGCCATTTTTTAAGTTCACCCATTATGTTTTCTTCTTTTTCTTTTTACCTTTTGCGCCTTTTGCGTAATTCGGATCTTTACAGTACTTACTTGCAGCAAGATTTGCATAAGCGCTTGGATATGTATCAAAGGTACGCTTTGCCCATGCCTTACCTTCAGGACAAATCTTACCGCCCTTTTTCATTTTAACAACACCACCCTTAGCCATCTTTACTACAGGACACGCCCCGCGTCCTAGATTTACTTTACTTCTTGATTGCGGCCTGCTCATATCTTGCACTCCTTTTAATAAAGTCTTCCCACAAAGGTTTTAACATTTCATTGTTTTGTTCAATCTTAACAGACATAACGGCGGTGCGCTTATCCACACTAATCAGCGTCACAGTCATCCAAGTAATTGCACCCAAGGATAGCGTAGTAATACTACCAACTAATGCTTGCTTAATTAACATCGCCATCTTCTCCTTGCCTGCCGTAAACGACTATTTGGATTTTTAGCCGCCTTTGGAAACTTTTTCATCTGTCCGGCGCTTCGTGCACAAAATGACTTACGCCTTGCTTTTTCTTTTGCTGTTAGGTTTTTCTTCTTTGTAACAGCAGTTTTTAATTTACTGCCCGGATTATCGCGTCTGTATTTAGCGACACCGGCGGCAGTCATTCCCGCCCCAGACTTTGTGGAGCGGAAATACTTTTTAGTTTTAGGCGGTTGCTTATCTCGCCTACGTTTAGTCATAATTCTTACGCATCATCAGAATGACGGTATACGTATCTGCACTAGAGTGTCCTACTGTGGTAAAATCAATGTCGCCAGTCACACCAGACCCTGCATTGTTTTTAAGACCACCAAACTCACTGTAGTCGTGGTGACCACTTTGGTTTTCACCTAACTCTATTATAAAAGCATCCGATGTAGCGTCAAAAAACATTCTAACTTTCATGCCAATGCACTGCCACCATATTTTATCTATAGTAACATTTGTGCAGGTCTGACCATGACCGTTAGTGTTTAAAGCGCTAACATCAACCTTTTTTACCGCAGATTCACCAGTTCCATCTGAAATGTTCGTAAACTTCATCACAAGTGTTTTGTCATTATCGACAAGTGTTTGTGAGGTTACTGCATCAGCCATGTTACCCTCCTAGAATACTGAGTATTCTAATTCTACTGTAAATCTTCCCGCAGTTGCGTCTGCATTAAGTGTTGTTGTAGCGGCTGCGTACAGATGTTTACTTGCAATAGCTACTGCCACATTTGGTTCAAACACATGAAAATTACCGGCAGAATTATTGAAGTTTATATCAATCTCTGTGACAGATAGAGCTGCTGATAGTGTGGGTGAGAAAGCAGCTACACCTGCACCAACAATTTCTGTACCAGAAGATACCGCTGCATTAGTAGCTGTACCAGAGGTAGCACTTAGCTGAAGAGATCCAACAAGAGTTTGACCTGCCGCAGTGGTTATACCTACAACAGCCTTATGTATGAAAAACTTAGTAGCTGTTACCAAATCATCAGGATGATCTGTGTTAAGTGTCCCTAATTCAACAAGAACGTCTCCGTCAGCATATTGTGTGCTTGTGTCTGTTCCGGCTAATGTACCTGCAAATGTTTGTATTTTTCTGGTTCCCAAAGAAATAAGCTGACCTGTTGAATTTACAGAAAA